TGATAAGCGAAAAAATCGAAAGCATGACCGTCAAAAGTTTACTGTCAGAAATAGACGCGCATACTGTTGAAAGCCTGCGCAACGGCGAACTGCCCAGCCTGCCAGAGATCACAGACCTGAAAGCTTACATGGCCGGATTCGTTCAGCGCAATCTGGCTGAAATCAAAATGCCTGAAGTCAAAGGTATTGAAAAGGCTGCGTTTCAACCGATTCAGATCGATAAGGCCGCCGCTGATTTTCAGGGGTTCGTAATCGGCATCGTGCTTGAACCAGGCTGTCCAGAAAAGCGCGACCTGCACGACCAATGGATGAGCAAAGAAGAAATCATGAAAGCCTGCCTGCACTGGTCAACCTATTTTCAGCGCGTCGGGATTCAGCATACCGAATGGGCGGAACAGCAGGGCGTTCAGCACCCTGACTTCGTTTGCGTCTGGAACTGGATTGAATACGGATGCCCCGTGATCGGCGGGTACGAAGTCAAACCCGGAACATGGCTGCAAGCATATCAGGCCGTGTCCGAGCGCGGCATGCAAATGCTGAAGAACTACGAGATCAATGGGCTGTCCCCCGGTGGAATGGGTACGGTCTGGAGAAGCACGATGGAGGAGTCATACGATGATTGAACCAATCCCCGGAGAGCTGGCAGACTACAAAGTAGACGAAGTTTCACTGGTAGACTGGCCCGCCAACGGTCGTAAATTTCTGCTCAGAAAATCACTGACAGAAAGTCAAAAGCAAGAACTGAAAGCCGCCGGTGTTGAATTGCCTGAAGAAGAAAGCTTTTTTCAGTCATTTCGTAAAGCACTGGCTTCTGACGTTTTAACCATGATTAAACAATTTCTGGCCCCTGCGGCCAATCAGAAAGGTGAAGATATGTCCGAAACCAACGTGGCCGCAGAAGTGGCTAAAGAGATCCTGCCGGAAGACATGCAGATGCTCAGCGATATGGTTGATATTAAAATCGCTGACGCACTAGCCCCGATTCTTGAGCGTCTGGCTCTGCTTGAAGCTGAAGAAATGGAACCAGAAATGCCGGAGGAAATGCCCGCAGAAATGCCTGAGCCTACTCCCGAAGAAGATATGGCCTGCAAACCCAAGAAATCTGAAGAAGTGGACGAGATTAAATCTCTCATGCTTCAGATCGGCAAAGCACAGGCCGAACAGGCCAAAATGCTTGAGAAAATGTTAAACACCCGCCCTGCCGGTCATGCCGAGCGCGGCGTTTCCCCTGCCCCCCAGTCACAGCGTAAAAGCGTCTGGTCTGGTTCCGTGTTCGAGCAAATCGCAAAATCAGCCTATTAAGGAAGGATTATTTTATGGAAAATATGTCTATTGAAAAACGCCTCATGGAGCTTGAAACACAGCTTCAGAACAAAGCCCTCGTCGCTTCTGACGTTGTTGCCAGCCTCAACCCTGAGCAGCGTCAAGAACTGGCTGATCTGACCATCGAAGCCAGCAGCCTGCGCGATCACGCCACCTTTGTCCCCCTGTATGACCGTCTGGATTACGACACCCTGGAACTGACCGGCCGTTACCTCGAGCAGGACACCGGCTCTGTTTCCGCTGGCCGTCGCCCTGCCACCAACAAAGTGCAGTTCGATCCGAAAGACGTCAAAGCCGTGCTGCCGCTGCATCACAGCTACCTGCGTCGTCTGGCCCCCACCCGCGATCCGATTGAACAGAAAGCCGACATGATCGCCGCATCCATGGCCAAAGTCATCAGCAACGACATGGAAAAAATGGTCTGGGGCTCCAACCTGCTTGGCCCATCCATCACTGAAGCTGACTATCTCAACAACGGTTCTGGCTCTGCCACCAACCGCTTGAAAGACGCCACCTTCAGCCTGTTTGATGGCGTTCTGGCTGCTGCCGATGCCGCTGGCTCTGACATCCTGACCGTTGACGCCAACAACAGCGCCGACATTCAGGCCATCATGCACAACGTCATCAAAAAGTTGCCCGCTGACTATCGCCGTGAGAAAGACGAACTGCGCTTTTACGTTCCTTCCAACGTCGAAGAAAACCTGCGCAGCTATCTCAAACTGCGTGATACCGCTGTCGGCGATCTGACCCTGACTGAAGACAATCAGATCAAATTCCGCGGCATCCTCGTCGTGTCCTGCCCGCTGTTTGATGTGAATCCTTACGTCACCGAGCACGTCACGCTGAGCGGCACAACTGCTGTTCCTCTGAAATACGACAACCTGCCCAGCGCAGCCAACGTATTCGTGAACGCCAGCAACCTCGGCAGCACCCCTGCCGCGCCGTTTGCCATCACCACTGATTACGTGATCAATGCCACCAACGGAACCATCGCCCGCGTCAGCGGCGGCGGCATCTCTGACGGTGCAACCGTGAAAGTGACATACCAGGTTCTGCCCAGCATCTATCTGACCAAGCGCTCCAACTTCGTGATCGCCATCAGCGTCAACGATATGGATCTCAGTTCGCAATGGTTTGCGGATGAGGGAGTTTGGAAGATCGTGGGTCGTACCCGCGTTGATTTCAAATTCGTCAAAGAAGGCTGGGTCGCTCGTGCGATCAATATTCAGGATGCCGTGGTCGCTTCCTAATGTTTGAAGTAACCCTAATCGGAGGCCCGCTGAGTGGCCCTGCATACCGCGAAAGCTATGTCCCCGGTAGGGTTTACGTCTATGGCGCGGAAGATGCGGAGTACGTTGAGATGCTGAGCAGCAAAGGCCGCTTTGTTGTGACGCAAATCCTCAAAGAATCCGCAGAACCCGCGCCGCAGGCCAAGCCTGAACCGGAAGCCGAGCCGGTCGCCAAACCGGCAAAAGAAAAGTCAGCGAAGAAAAAGTAAATGGCCTACATCACGATAGCCGATCTCAGAGCCGAAGGCGTCAGCGCCGTCACCTATCCCGACCCCGTGGTTCAGGACGCGATTGATTTTGCACAGGAAACTGTCGAAACCGTCACACTGAAATACTTCGAGGCCCGGACGGAGACCCGCTACTACGACGGAACCGGCCACGAGTTGTTGCCGCTAGACATGCCGATCATCACCCTGACGGCAGTGGAATGGCAGCAGTTCGGCTCATCGGATTGGGTTGTGCGCACGCTGACGGATTTCAAGCCCTACAACCGGGTGCCGCAAGATCACTATTATCCAAAGCTGGCCATTTTCCGCACCAGCTCCTACGACATCGAAAGCCGCACGTTTGGCTATTTCCCCGAGGGAACGCTGAACATCCGGGTTACAGGTCAATGGGGCTGGCTGGAAAAAGACGCCAGCGGGAATCTGGTCACGCCGAGACAGATCAAAAAAGCCTGCAAGATTCTTGCTGTGGCATGGCTTGATCAGATCGGCGACGGTTCATTGTTGGCTGTCTTGCGCAGCTACGGTCTGATCGAAGAAAAGACCGACCGGCACAGCTATAAACTGAACGCCGGACTGACGCAGGGCGGACAGACCGGAATCCCGATTGTCGATATGCTGCTGAGCAAATACATCACGCTGTCTGAGGTTGTCTTTGTATGAGTTATCAGGCACTGGCAACCAGCGGCGCGGGCGTGACAGTCAGGCCCACAGATCGAATCACCAGCATTGCCGGTGAACCATTTGATCTGTACCTGGTCGATGTCAAGCCCCTGTCCGTGGGCGGTATTGTGCCAACCCTGATGGCAGCTGAAATGGCCGTGATTGAACCGCTGACGTTCTCTGGTGGTGTTGTCACCCCCGGGACGGCCAGCACGTTCAAATCGCAGGTTCACTTCTACAAGACCCGTCATCACGGCCCGGATCGCACCCCTGACGGCCCACAGAGCAAGGGTTATCTGATCGTCCGTACCGCAGACCCCGGCAAGACCTCAAAGCTGTTAGAATTGAGCTTTGCCGACGCGCTGGAGGGCAAGGCGTTTGCCAACACCTATTCCTTCGCGCGGGTGTCTGTGGTTTACACGGGCGCAGACCCTGACGCCGGGGACCCGGGGACAGCGACACCGACAAGCACAGCGATCAGCTATCTGGATATTGATCTGAGCGAGCAATACGAGGACGACGGCCCCACCCGGCATAAAGTAGGCGACGCGCTGGTGCTGGTGGACAAATCTGCCGCCACCGTGTCACAGCTTGAATCCGCTGCATACTTTACACTGACCCCGCAGGGCGGAAGCGCACAACGCTATACGCTCTGGAATACCCGTGGCATTAGAGAGTTGAAAACGCATCAATTTGCGCTATACCTCCAGAGGCAAAAGCAATGAGCCTGCAAAGTTGGCCAGACGCTATTCAGAATTCATGCACCAGCTTCAACGCCAAAATGCGTAGTGTGGCCGCTGCTGTGAATCTGAATATTCCCGCCTCTGTGACCTGGTATCCGCACGGCCAGAAGCCTGCTATCCCGTCTTACCCCTATCTGACAGCATGGTTTCTGAACACAGGAGACTGGGACCCGGCGCGTAGAAAGTTAAGAACCCGGATTCAGTTGGACTTGTTCACAACTGGAGGCCAGTTAGGTCTGGCCCAGCGCATCGCTGGTCAGGTATACAAAATTCTCGGTTATGATTCAGTGCTATCCATTATGGAGTGCGCTGTACCCCAGACCGATTACGAGGCTGCTAAGGCCGTCCCGGCGCGGGTAGCTCTCCCCTTGCATGACATGTCTCTGGAACTGAGATCGGGCTGGGAAACCCAACCGGACGAAGATCCTGAAGTCAGTCATTTATTCACGAATCTAATTTTATATTACGAATAGGAGATCGGACTTATGTCTACACTCAAACCCGACCTGTACGGCGGGCAGAAAATGCCCTCCAAAACAAGCAATACAGAGCTTCGTATTCAGAACCCTGATGC